GTCCCTTTCAGGAAAATCAGGGTCAGCGATTTGCACCACATTCCCCACTCGGCACACGGGCCGCAGGAAAGCCGTGAAACTGCCCTTGTAGCCAGAAAATCGGTACTTTCTCATTTCCTCCCTTGCCCTGGTCTCCAACTCTGCCTTGCTTTCAAGGTCATAGAAAAACATCGTCCGCAGCTCCCCATCCTCATCGCCTACCGTCGCCTCCACTTGGGTATTGTTCGGTTTCACGTTCACGGCCTTCACCCGCAGCCGCACATCCTCCTCGTTTTCCCAAGTCAGGTCGTGGTCAATCACGTTGACGCCAAAACGGTATTTCACCACCGTCCCATCGTCGTCGCTACTGATGCCCACAAACAACTTTTTGAAGGATTTGAAATACATCGTCAACCCGTATTCATCCTTCAATTTCTGCAAAGCCTTTGCCGCAGAGATGTTCCTAAAATAGAAATGCGTGAAATTCACGACGGGCGGCTCGGCCTCCAAGCTCACGCCCGTATCCTTCAGTATGAATTCCAGCATCTTTTTCAAGGTTGTCGCCTTGAAACTAGCTTGCAAATTCTTACGCTTGAGCAACCAAGTAGCGTCCTCGCACTCAATTTTCAAGGGGGTAGTCGGGTGAACCTTCCTGACATATCCGTGGAACTCCTCATGTAGTTCACCGTCGTACCCTAGTTTTATGATGATTTCATCGCCTACCCCAAACTCCTTGGCCGTTTCCACTTCACTGATATAATCCCCGCCACGGACGAGCCTTGCTGTCGTCGGCAACTTCACGGTAGCGGTGGTTTCCAGTTTCCTGAAATCATCCTCAATTTCAACTTCATGCACCCGCCGCATGACCTTCGTCCCGGCGTTGGCCAATGGTATTGGCCGTATGATTTTTATTTCAGAACTAAGTACAAACATTAAAACAATGGGCCTTCGTCCACTTCCAAATCAAATTCCTCGTCACTCACACATTGCAGCTCGTAAGCCTGCGCATTCTGTACGCCGACCATTTCTGGGAAATTGGCGCTCTCAATCACCACCCTGTAAATGCCGAAAAGATTGGTCAATGCACAAACAATCGTAAGGCTCTCCTTTCTGTCAACCAATGCCCGTATGGCATTTACTTGGTCTTCTGGATAAACCTTCGTGCTTTGCTCGTTGAAGCAAATGCCCCTAATCGTCAGCACATCGTCATCCCTACCTATCAGTTCTTTGACCGTTCCCTTGCGAGCGCTGCCAGTGAGCGAAGTCTTGACAATTCTCGTCACCATCTGAACGGCCAGCGTCGGTTCATTCGGCAGCAGCACCCCGCCAAGCTCGATGGGCATGAATATTTCCTGCCCGGTCAGCATCTTCGCACGCAGCACATTTCTCACGCTGACGAACTCCGTGCCTTCCTCATCGTTCAGCGCCACAGCGTTGGTGATGCCCGGCGTATTCCTTTGGCTAATATCATAGCCCTCCACTTTTGTCGGGCTGGTATCGTTCAACTGGCCAGCATCGTAGGGCTTGCCCCTGAGCGTGCCAAATGCTTGCTGATACAAGCTTTGTATATCGAAGCGAAATGTTTGTGGCATTATTGAGCGAGGTTTGCGGAGTTCAAGACTTGCAGCAGTTCCCGGCGAACCATATCGCCCATTTGCCCAACTCCCTCTTTTCCGTTGGTAGTCTGGATGGTGATGTTCTCAACGAGTTTGCCCAAATGAATAGTAATATTCTTCGCACTCCCATTCCCAATGCCTTCAATCCCCTTTCCAATCTTATCGCCGCCCGCTCCTTTGCCACCAGCGCCGCCCGCTCCTTTGCCGCCAGCGCTATTCGAAAAGGCTGCGCTCACAGCATCGGGCGCTTTGAACTTGTCCATCGGATTCACAACATCACTGGAAATGCCATCTGCATAGCCTTTTTCTAGTGCCGATTTCATCCTCATGCCTACGCCCTGCATTATGGTATCGGTTGCCTTTACCGCATCCGACATGCCCGCAGCAATCATATCCTTGTCGAAAGTGAAGACGCCGATAAGCGTCTTACCCATCGCCATCAGGGGCGCTATGGCAAAATCATAGATGATTCGGCCAAACTCCTTGATGCTTTCCCAAAGCGCAGTCATGAACCCCCGAAACTTTTCCGAGGTGTTCCAGGCATAAACAAAAGCACCCACCAGCGCCCCAATGGCCATTATCACCAAGCCAATCGGGTTGGCCACCAGTGCCACATTGAGTAACCACTGATAAGCTGTCCAAATCTTCACCGCCGCCCAAACCCCGCCAATGACAGAGCCGAGGAATAGCAGCCCGTCCGCATGTTGGGCTATCCAGCTTACCGCTGGTATCAGGTAGGATTGAAGGAAAGATGTGACTGTTGGCAAAAGCTCCTCGCCAAACCGCTTTTTCAGTTCATAGACCGAATTGCCGAATCGGTTGAAATTCGCCGTGGCGCTGCCAGCCGCTTCGGCCACAGCACCGCCAAAGGTCTTGTGAAGCTCGGCGGCAAACTTGGGCAAAAACTCCTCGGAGTACACATTGCCCAATTCCATCTGTTTGCCAAGCTCGGCGGTCGTCATGCCCATCGCACGGGCAGCGATGCCCATAGCGCCGGGCAAGCGTTCACCCAATTGGCCCCGCAATTCCTCGGCACTTACCTTGCCCTTGCTGGCCATCTGACTAAGTGCGATGAACGTCCCCTGCGTCTGCTCGCCAGTGAGCCGCATCACGCTCGCAGCCTCGGCCACCCCATAAAAAATATCCCGCTGCTGCTGCATCGAGATATTGGTTCCTTGGATGCCACCGAGCCAGCTTTTATAAGCCTCCCTAGTGGCCGTGATATTCAGCCCCAGCCCATCAATCGTTTGGTCGAGGAATTGGATATTCTTCGCCCCCTCGCCAGCGCTGGCAAATTCGATAAACTTTGTCACGCCTTCGGCCTGTGCCGCCGTTTGGAGACTACCCAAAGTAGCAATACCAATCCCCAAGCCGACAATCCAAGATTTCAAGGCGCTACCCGCTTCATTAAAAGAGTTGGTAGCCTGCCGCCCCGCCATCTGCGAATTATTGCCCATCGTCTTCACGTCCCGGCCTACACGGTTCACGCTATTGTCCAGGTTATTAGTCGCAGCCACGGCAGATGTCACCGAGCCTTGCCCAGTCACATTCAAACCGATGGTGTAAATAAAACCTGTCATTTTTCTTCGCTTTTTTTGTCTATATATTCCAAGCACCTCAAATAATAAGCATACTCGAAATCGGACAATTTATCAGGGTCGCAGCCCAGTCTTAACCTTAAAATAAAATCGTAGTAAGCAATTGGAAAAACATCCGGCACATCCGTTATCCCTTCCAATTGCGTGAGACGTTTTTTACATCCAACGCCACGATGCCAAACCAATCATTTTGCTTTTTAATCAGCGAGAATAAATAAGCGACATCATTGATAATATCCTTGTCGCCTTCAATGAATGACCGATTAAAGGCCATTTGGAAAGCGCCCGGCATATTGCCCTCTTTTGCCATCGTTATCACCGATTTATACAGCACTCGGTCAATTTTCCGCAGCCTTGCCTTCTTGCCATCCGCAAAGTTTATTTCCAGTTCATCACCCTGCTTTTCAATACTGCAATTCACCGTCCCAATAATGGCGTCCACCTTTGAGCGCAGCGATTCCAAAAAGCCTATATCTTCCGAAACTGCATCTTTATCGCCGCTCAAAAGGCAATTGGCCAGCAGCACATCCGGCCAAGCAAACGGGTCTCCATTTGCCTCCGCAGCCATCACGATTCCCAGCATGGCCTTATTTGGCTTTTTAAAATAAAGGAAGCAATCGCCATAAGCGACCTCCGTTACCAGTTCATGCTCACTGGCCCATTTTGCCAATTGTTTTTCATCAACATTTTCCATAATCAATATGATTTAAACCCGGTTAAAAACTGCATTAAAAAAGCCCGTCCCGACACCGGGACGGGCTTTAAACAAATTATAATCCCCTGAACATAATTTCGGTTAGATGCCTTCCTGCACGTCCGTGAACTTGTATTTAAGTTCGATGACCAGGTTGGCATTTCCACTTTCCAAGCCCCCGTTGAACTCCTCGAACATGACGCCGAGAATCCGGTTGCTGATGGCCGTGGCCCCATTCCCGTAGCTCTCCGATATGTCAAAAGACACGTCGGTGATTTTGAGCAGCGGGTTCGCAGTCTTAATGGCCGCTACCAAGGCCATATAATCACTCTGCCAAAGTTTCAACGTGCCTTCGCCCTCGCCGCCGCCCGCTGGCAGCAGCCCATAGGCTTTGTCCCCACGTCCTTTCAGGAACTGCTTGGGGTCTTTGTACGTCCATTTATTCCCCACCAAGCCAATCGGCTCGTGGCTCAAAAAGCGGATGCTATATTCCTTGAATGTGAATTCAGCCATTTTTTTGGCAATTTGGCAATTTGGAGATTTGGCCTGTTGTAGCTAATATGCCAACACGCTAAATCGCCAAAACGCTATTAGATTTTAGGCACAAAGCCAAGTTTGATTTGGAACTCATTGGCATAGGCATCCGGTACCATTCCGATGTCAACCTTTACATAGCCAGTCGCCAACACATTTTGCAATGGGTCAATCCTCGCTACCATGCCGCTCAGTTCACCGTTGGAGGTAAGGTTGGCATCGAGCACCCGTTGAATTTTGCCCTCGTAGTCCTTCACGGCCACGGTGGACATCATGCCCGTGTTTGGGTCGAGCCGGATGTCGTCCAAGATTTCTTCCAAGTAGGTCAAGTAGGTCAGGCGTTCCGCTTTCTGGAAAATCCGAACCCTCGCCAGTCGGTTGTAATCGTCGGTGCCAGCCGTTGCCGTCCAATCGTTCGTGAAGTAAAAACTAGACCTGCCCACGTACATATCCATCGTCAACCACCCCTTGCTTTCGATGGCTTTTGCATCAGGGCTTTTGCTAAGGTCGAAGGCCGTGGTATTGTGGTACCAAGCAGTATTCGTCCTTGCCCCGTCCTTCACCCGGCCCGGCTGCGTGTCCACGGCGATGCTGGCCAAGCGGCCAAGCAATAGGCCGATTGCGCAGCCCACCCCGCTCTCTGTGTCGCCAATCAGGCCAGCCACCCATTTATTGGTGCCAGTGGTCAAATCCTGCAAGGTGCTTGTATTCGCCTGGTAATAGTGACCGGGGACAATCGCAGCAAATGGCTGCTTCCTCGTCCTAAATTCTTCAACGAGCGCTTGCGCCTTAGTCATCGCCGTCAGCACGTCGGCATCAACGCCCGCCGTGGTGGTGGCCGTGTAGCCCGCCGCATGGCTGCGCACCATGCTCATTATGCGAATCTTACCACCTGCTGCGGTCTGTAACTTACCGAAGTAGGTCGCTTGGTTTGCCACGTCCCAAGCCACGGTTTGCGTCACCGTTTGAGCCGTGAACATAATCCAGAGCGGTACGCCCGTTTTGGCCTCGTCGTAGAACTCTTTAATATGCTTCCAGCACTTCACCGTGTTGGTCGTATCAAAGGCGCTGGTGATACCAAGCCCCTCGGCCTCTGCCAAGCTGCTAATCATGCGGGGCGTGAGCAGCGCCAGCCCGCTCGGAGCCGTGGCGCTCTGCAAAATCAGGCCGCAAAGCCCGTCCTCGCTGGGAGCCAACTGCCCCAATCCGCCAGTTGTGGCTATAATCTCTACTTTACGATTTGCCATTTTCTTTTTTCGTTTACGCTTTTTTTGTCATGGCCGTAGGCCACCTCTGCGTCTAATGCGAAAGAGTGGGGAGCGCACGGCCTAAGCGGATTGCCCCCCACTTCATTCTTTAGTCAAGTTGCAAGCTGGAAATCACGACGAATTTCGTCCCGTTCCAAATCATCTCCACGGCCCTCGTCTTGCTGGCCGTGAAAGTCTGTGCGACACCCAAAGCGTCACCTGCGTAGGTCAGCGTTCGGTTTGTGCCGTCCACCAAGCCCTGCACCAAGACCCTAGCCCCAATCCTCATCTCTGCACTGGCAGTGATGGTGAGGGTGGTATTGGCCGAAAAAGTGCCGAGGTTGATATAGGTAAAATTGTCGGTGATGGTCGCAGCCGCAGCGCCAGTGCCAGCGGGCGCAAGCGTTACGGTGTTTGCTTTGCCAAAAGGCCAGTTGATACCGTCCATTATTCTTGAATTGAAAAAGTTATGTAAATCTTTGAACACATCCACCCCGCCGCCACGCATTGCTGCGAGCGGTTGGGCTTCTGTGTCGCCGGGTGGTTGATGGCTTGTTGCTGGCCAGATTTCCGAAGTCTTCAAGACTTCGGAAATCTAACCCAGGCACTAGGCTTTTGGCGGGAAAGTGCCGCCGCCTTTCTTCAAGTTCGGGAAAATCATTTCAAAAATCTTGCGCAGCCACAAAAACCAACCATTGTCTTTTTCTGTCGGTGTAAGGTTGACAATGATTTGGCCTATCATTAATAGGGCCATGACTGCCTCGGCGGTGTTCTCTCGCAGGTAAGCCAAAAACTTTTGCCAGAATGGCGTTTCAGGTTCCGGCGCTACCGGGTCGGAGGCTTCGGCGTCCGTCTCGGCTCCCTGGGCTTGGGCATTCGCTGCGCTGTCGGTAGCAGCGCCGCCATCGGGAAGGGTGTCGTATTCTACTCCCTTGTCGGTGGCTTCGAGGTCGCTCGCATGTACGCTTGGCTGCTCTGCCTTGGCGTCACTTGGGAAAAAAATAGGGCTGACGCAAAGCGCCAGTATGGCAAAAGCCAAGCAAATACTAAAAAAACGTTTCATTTTCCGGCGTTTTTAAGTGATAATTGAGTGCATTTTGAGCGGTTTATTGTGGTCGCTCGTGCATGTTTTGGGGCGTGTTATTGCCCCTTTTTGGCAGCGGCCTCGGCTTCCTTGGCGGCTTTCTCGGCGGCTTCGGCTTCCTTTTTGGCAGCGGCCTCGGCTTCCTTGGCAGCTTTCTCGGCGGCTTCTGCTTCCTTTTTGGCAGCGGCCTCGGCTTTATCGGCGGCTGCTTTGTCGAGTGGGCGCTTCACGGTCGTCACCTTTTCATCCTTGCCCCTGACGAAGTTTTGCGCTTCGCCTTTGTTCAAAAATGCTTGCTCGTTGCCCACTTCGTCCACGCCTACATGGATTTCGGTCACTTCGGGGTGCGCTTCAAATACGCCAGCCCATTTATCGGTCTTGCTCATTTTACGAGGATTGAATGGCTCGGCAGATTTCCGAAGTCTTTGAGACTTCGGAAATCTAGCCCACCAGTGTTAAGTTGATGGATTAGGCGTCAGCCAGGATAAGCCCCACGCCTTTGTTGTCGAGACGCCTTGCCCGGCCACCTGCATTGCAGAGGCAGGAAAGCAAATCGCCATAGTAGGCAGCTTTGCCGTTCTCGTCGAAAAGCTCAATCGTGCCGTAGGCTTTTTCCACCATGTCACGCTGCCAGAACAGGCAAGCAACATTGTCGTCTGTAGCGGCTGCGGCTTCTTTGGTCTTCACGACATCGGAACCATTCGCCACGAGTACAGAGCCACGCTCCAAGATGTCAAAGCCCCACAAGCGACCAATGACGCCGTTTTCAACGTTCACGGAATCCTTGAAGGCGTATTTCTGCGTCTGCGTCATACTATCCTCCAACTGGTTCAGCAGGTCGGAATCAATGAGCATGTAGCGGCCTTTCTTGCTGACGCTCTGCTTGTTGAGCAGGGTCTGCGCTGCCCGCACGTCGGCCTCTGTGAAAGCCTTGCGGTTGCCCGTGGCACTTGGTGCAGTGGCGGCAGTGTTTGCGCCAGAGGTTTTCACCTTAAAGGCCGCAGGTACGTTCTTGGCCCAGTTGTAGAGCATATCGGTCGGAATGTCCTCCTCCATTTTCTTCATCTTCTCCGAGATGATGCTTTGGCGCTTGTCGTAGCTCAGGTACTCGGCGTCTGCCCTCGTAATGAGGATAGGGTCGGAGGTGTATTCGTCCAGTTCGTAGAAGACCAGCCCATCCGTGCGCTTGGTGATGGGGGCGGGCAGTTGCTGCCTGTTCTTCACGATATTGGCAGCAGGGCCAGCGTTCGGGATGTACACGATTTTTCCATCGTGGACATTGGCGCTCTCGTCCTTGCAGTAGCGCATGAACTCATTGTCCATTTCAAGAAAGCCGATGATTTCCGGCCTCCAAATCTCCTTTTGTAATCCAGCCATTTTTTTGCTGTATTTTTAAGTTATTTAAAAACAGTTTAAAGCTCCATCAAAACCCTTGGCAAAGGCGGTTTAGTCCGTGTACTCCACCCCGTAGTCAGCCTTGAAAAGCTGCTTGAAGATGGCGGGCTGGTTCGCCTTCAAATTGGCCAGCAATGCAGGGTTGTCACGGTCAAGCTCTTTGAAGGTCTTGCCCTGGTACTTGAATCCAGCATCGGCAACGCTGCCATCTTTCCCAGCGGGAACGTCGGAGAGCTTCAACACCTTGCCAGACATCAAGCCCAAAAGGCGCTTGGCGTTCTCGTGGTTGTCCTTGAAGTTCTGTTCCCACATCGGTTTGGATTCGAGCGAAATGCGCTCGTCGGTCAGTGCGGCCTCAATCAAGGTGTTGGCCTCGGCAGTCTGCACCGCTGTTTCTTTCAGCTCGAAAGCAGTCACCTTGCCTTTCAAGGTTTCGTTTTCCGCTTTCAGGTTCGTGTTTTGGGTGCGAAGGTTCAAGATGGCGTCCTGTATGTCGGTCATCTTGGCCCCAGATGCAAGGCCGAGGAATCCGGCCACGAAA